TATTGGAGGGAAATGGGTAGTAAAGAACAAATAAATCTATTGGGAGATGTATAATAAATAGCATCATATCTTTATGTGTCCGAGGGGGTAGTAACAATGCGAAACTCAGAAAAGTTTATGTTGTTGGGCATGTATTTGGCAGCGGGGGCTGATATCGTAATAGCAATAGGAATTTGGATATTAGTATTCTAATGCTTGGAAATAGGGCACAACAAATTATTCAATTGCGAAAAGACAATCCTTTAATGAATTCTACGGAAATAGGGAAGGCAGTAGGAAATATATCTAGACAATACGTACACAAGATTTTACGGGGGGCAGACCTCAATACTAACGTTCCTTGTAAACGAAAATTTAAACGCTGCCTAGTATGTAATGAATCTACCCCCACCAAAGCAAAGGTTTGTCCTGGTAAATGTCATTTCACCTATTATAAGGTAAAAGTGAACTGTGCTTTTTGTCACATAGAATTCTATTTAGACAGAGCGCAAGTAACGCAACGGCATCGAAGACGTTATATTAATATATATTGTGGCCGAAAATGTATGTATAGGGGCATGAGAGATGATTAGGAGTTCTTGTGAAAAAATGGATTGTGATATCGACAATGTTGACAGTTCCGATGTTCCTAGAAGATTTTGGATTGTTTTTAATAGGCCGTTATACAACAGTACCTATATGGCAAGTGACAATAGGTATTGTGGGATTAGGCTTGCTATTTGGTGCAATCATTAGAAGAGAGAAAATGCGAAAGTTTTTAGGGGAGTAGATATATGAAAATAGATGGGCAATTAATGGAACAGTGGGAACCTAAAGTTCAGAAAATAGTGTCTAATACTTATGTAGTTGGGTTAGACCGAGAGGATATTGCTCAGGAACTACGGATTGCTCTAATTAAAGCAGCACGAGGTTTTGAAGAAGATAGAGGAATTCTATTCCATACTTATCTTCATACAGCAATGATTAATACTGTGAGAAGTTTAATTGCTAAAGCCCAAAGACAGTTGCTCACTGAGAGTTTCGATAGAACCTATGAAACAGAAGCTGGAGAAAGTCTTCCTCAAACGTCTGAAGTACAGTTAGCGTTAGCAGATATAGATGAATTTACTCATGATGTAGAGGTAGAAGAACTTTTAGTGGGGGCCAATTTGACTTTTCAGGAATCCCAGTTTGTGGCTCTACGGTTAGAGGGTCTTACTATGGAAGAGATTACGGAGGACTTACAAGAATCTGCTTATAAACTTCGGCAAGGCGTGAGAGAAAAATTACAAGGAGTATTATATGGGGAAGAGGAAACGACTCAAGGGTAGATTGATTCGGAAAAAGGGGTTGACAAGCAGTGAAGCGGAGTATAGAGTACTTAGTGTGAATAGCAAAACCGATGAGGTAACCATGTTAGGGGTCTATTCGTCTTATGCAGAAGCATATCAAGAGGCTCAAAAACATAAACGAGATGAGTTAGACATTTACTTACATGGTGATTCAAACAGAGTTTTAGCTAAAGTTTAGTATAGCGGAGTAAATATGGAAAATTTTGAGTTTATTGAATCTGGTATTATCTTTGGATTACAGGATAGAGTAGCGTTTAGAAAGTTTAGATATTCTTCTAAAGATTTTGCCAAGCATGGAGATGCTTTCAAGTTTGTGGCTGACCATTTCGATAATTATGGTGAAACCCCCTCTCCTGAAAGTTTATGTGAAAACTTCCCCACTTTAAATAGTGCAGCCCAAACGCTGAATTTTGATTATGTTCTTACTACATTCCAAAACCAAGTATTGTTTAGACATATTGTTTCGACCTTTCAAGAAAACAAAGAACTGTTGTCGGATAATCCTAAGCAAGCCTTGTCTCAGATTTCCCACGGCCTTAATGATATTTCTGCTGTCTATGATGAAGATGTATTGTTTTATAATCACAAGGCCGAAGACCGTTTCACCGATTGGCAACACCGAATTCAGAAACGCACATTGGGCGATGGAATTATGGGAATCCCCACACCCTTTACCACCCTTAATCGTGCTGGCGTGGGATGGCTCCCAGGTGAACTCATAGCTTTATATGCTAGACCCTCTGTTGGTAAGTCATGGATGTGTGTGGCAGCAGCAGTAACGGCAGTTATGAAGGGATTTAAGACTTTATTGATTACCTCAGAGATGCCTACAGCCCAAATGAATCTACGAACAGATGTAGTATTAGGGCATTCTATGGGGTATAATTTCTCCCACACGGCTTTACGCAACGGTAATCCCATTAATGAGGATTCTTATAAGGAATTTTTAAGTGGCCTAGAGAACGTTCCTATGTTAATATGTGACCACATTGAGGGAGAAGACAGTATTTCTCTGGAAAGTATCCATAGTTTGATTCGGAAGTATGTCCCAGATTTTGTGGTGATTGATGGAATTTATTTAATTACAAACGCTGGTAAGGGGAATAGAGCCATGTGGGAACAAACTCACATGCTATTCTATGGATTGAAAAATATGTGTTTGTCTACCAATACCCCCATTTTTATTTCCACGCAAGCAACCAAAGATGCAGCAGATGTGTATATACCACCTAAAGCTGACCAAGTAGCGTATGGAGATGCTATGCTTAGGGCAGCAGATGTGGTAATGTCTATGTGTATGGTGGAAAATGAGGATAATAGACGTTACCTCTATTACCAGAAATATAGGGACGGCCTCCTACCACTGGGTAGGTCACTGATGGAATGGGAAGTAGACCGAGGCCAAATTGGGGAGATAAACGAAGACTTCTAATGATTGAATGGGCTGATATTTTAGTAGATGCAGGCATCAGAATGCCTCCTGGCAAGGATGAAATCTCTATTCTCTGTCCCTTTCATGAGGATAGTGTGAACTCCTGTTCTATAAATATAGATAAGGGAGTTTGGATTTGCTTTGCAGGATGTGGGCAAGGGTCATTATATAGCTTTATAATGAAATTCTTCCACATAAGTTATGAGGAAGCACAACAGAGAGTTCTGCAAAATGAGTCTACTTTTGACATTAATATGTTTGATGAATTCTGGGAAGAGGAACAAAATTTAGTGGAGGTAAGCTTCCCCTTTCAAACAGGATATGTACCTGATTGGATATTTGACCGAGACTTCGATAAGAAGACACTTCGTAAATGGGAGTGTACAGCAGACAATTTCTGTAATTTAGTTATTCCCGTATTTACTGAAGTAGGTATGTTAGTGGGATGGATTAGTCGTAGACAATATGAAACTCCCAAGTATCTATATTCTAAAGGATTGAAGAAATCTAAGCTCTTGTTTGGACAACATCACATTACTGACTCTGTACCCTTTGTATGCATTACTGAGGGTTCCTTGGATACCATGTGGTTAGACCAGAATGGTTTCCCTAGTGTTGCCTTACTGGGAGCATCTATTTCTCAGCGACAGCAAGAATTAACTTTGAAAATTCCTACGCAAGAACTTGTTTTATGTCTTGACAATGATGAGGCTGGGCGTATAGGATTAACTAAAGCAATGGCTTGCTTGTCGAACAACTTTATGGTAAGCTATATTAAATTGCCGAAGGAGTACAAAGATGTACAAGATGTAAGAGATAGGGAACTGTTAGCTAGTATAATAGAACAACGAACATTTTTATAGGAGAAAAGAATATGAGTGGAATAAGCAGGATACAAGAGACAAGGGATTCTCGTGGGCAAGGGCCGTCTGGTGTCCCAGGTAGGGAAATTTGGTTTAAAGATGGTGACCAAGCCTTTATAACGGCATTGGCAACAGGTGACCCAGAAGACCCTTATCTAGACGAACTGTACATGTATACGTACAATTCAGGAAGCCGATGGGTAAACTTGTTAGATGACCCAGATGTGGATACCAGTGATGTGCCAGCCAATACTCGCTCTTCCCATAAGTTTGCGTTTTGGGGTTACGTCCATGAGATTATCCATAATGAAAGGCGTAACGATGATTGGGAAGCTGTGGGTGGCCCAGGTGGGAAGAAGATGTTTAAAGAAACTGTGGAGGATTGGAGAATTATTTCCCTCACGTTTGGGCGAAGTGACTATATTTGGAACCAGTTGGCTGACGTATACAACGATTGGAATGGTCTGAATAAGGGTGTTATGAGGATTAAGCGTACCGGCACAGGTATGTTTGACACTTCCTACCAGATTGCTGGTACTACTCGCAAGGGGGATGTGCCTGAAGATAGCCTTAGCCAAGTAGAGGAGTTGCCCTCCATTAAAGAATACTTTAAGGGGCGGTATGGAGGAACCTATAGCCCGAAACCTCTACAGATTTTAAGTATTATGTGGGACAGATTGAGGAAGAACTGTCCCACAATCCCAATAGTCAAATTGTGGTTGATGTTGAGACTAATGGGCTAGACCCCTTTGGGTACAATCAACTATGTGGAGTAGGTCTGTCTCATAAAGGGCAGACCTACTACTTCCCTTTCAGACATCAACAAGGGAATAACTTATGGCCTCCTCATCTAACCCAGTTAATGCAGTGTTTAAGCAAGGCCAAAACGGTAATTGGGTACAACATTAAATTTGATTTGAAATTTATAGAAAAAGAAGGGTATGTTCCAGATGAGAACGTGACTTGGATTGATGTAATTGTTATGATGAGGTTAGTAGAGCCAGCTAATGTTAAAAACCTAGATTTAACTAGTACTATAACTAGAGTATATGGGGAAGCTGATGCAGCTTATGACATTGAAATGAAGAAACTCCTCAGGAAAAACAAATGGTTTAAAGATTTTTCTATGGCTCCTGCGGAAATATTGGGGCCGTATTGTGAAAAAGATGCGGAATATACTGAAAGCTTGTATTTTCACGCATTGAAGATTATTCAGCAGACTGACCAAGAAGCGGTAATGCAATTGGAAAATCAGCTAACGAAAGTATTATATTATATGGAATGTCGAGGAATAGTCATAGATTCTCAATATGCTACAGAAGCCATCAAACGTATTGAGCATCGTAAAGAGCTTATTGCAACCCAAATCTATGAATTGGCTGACCAAGAGTTTAACATTCATAGTACCAAGCAAGTGGGAGAAGTTCTAAATGCAAAGGGAGTCTTCTCTCCACTAAAAACTCCTAAGGGAAATGATGCCTGGAATGAAGCAGCCTTAGCTCAAATAGATAATCCTATAGCAGGGTTGATACGGCAATATAGAACGCTAGAGAAATTGAGGTCTACTTATTTAGAGCCTTATGTAGCTGTAGACACGATGCATACTTCCTATTGTAATTGGGGGGCAGTTACTGGACGGCTTTCGTCCCGTGAGCCAAACCTTCAGAATATCCCTAGGACGCATTTTAAGCTTATAGACAGGGATTTACTTCCTGAGGAAAGAGAATCTATTAAAAGCCGTATTAATGCTCAGATGGCAGCGAAAGGCATTACTGCTAACTTAAATTTGAGTGATGCTACATGGAATACGTGGGGGTTTGTGGGTGATGAATCTTACACAGAGAGTGACCCGCACCAAGTATCCATACGAAGGCTTTTTACGTCTAGACCAGGATATACTTTAGTAGCGTTTGACTATTCCCAGATGGAGGTTAGAGTCTTTCTAAGCTATTTGAAGAATGATGAAGTAGATGCTTTGCTAAGGCAGGGGGATACAGACTTTCATGGGGAAGCAGCAAAGAGAGCATTTGGTTTAACAGGGACAGAGGATACTTTTAAGTTCTATAGGCAGATGGCTAAAAATATTACGTTTGGTGTGATTTATGGGATTGGAAAGGCAAAGTTAGCCAAGCAACTAAACGTAACTGAAAAAGAGGCGGTTAGGTATAAAGGTCAGTATTTCAAAGGCTTGCCTGGGTCAAAAGAATTCTTTGCTTCTGTGATTAGGGCAGTTGAAGACCGAGGGTGGATTAAGAATAGGTATGGCAGACTGTATCAAATTGATAGGGATATTGCCTACAAAGGAGTGAATTATCTCGTTCAAGGGACGAGTGCCGATATTTTAAATGAGAGGATGATACAGGTTTATGAATACCTTAAATGTAAAAAGAGTAATATATTGCTCCAAGTCCATGATGAAATCATTTGTGAAATACATGATGATGAAATACGAAGCGTACCACAGCAAATCCAACAGTTATTAGAAACTAATAGTTTAGAAATTCCCCTAAAGGTAGACATTACTCTTTGTAAGCCCTCTTGGGCAACTAAGATAGAGTGGGAAGAACCAGAAGTCATAGTAGACCAGTTAGAAGATTATATAGATTGGGAGGGTGCATATGCCTACGCTTAATACTCAGAATAGTTTTGACAATGCATGTTTCGCCATTGCCCATGAAATTGCTAATGTAGTCATTGCTAAACAGCATGATTATGGGCATGAGAATATCTTGGCCTTTGGTGAAAAGGGAGTAGTAGTCCGTCTTTGGGACAAGATTAGTCGGCTAAAGAATTTGGTTTGGGTAGGGAAAAGTCCACGAAATGAATCCGTTTCTGATACCTTGACAGATGTGGCTGGGTACGCTATAATTGGATTAATGCTTCAAAGGGATTTGTTTATACTAGAGTTAGAGGAGAAATAAATGAAGAATAGAAAGCCATTTAATAGGGAAGTATGGGCTGCTAACGATGCTATAGGTAAGAAAGCAGTTCTCCAAGTCTTAAAAAGTTTGGATATAAATGCTAATGAAAATCCCAATCCGTATGGGATAGACCTACTAGTATACTGTCCATATTCCTGAACGAAAGAAGAAATTTATGCAACCAGGAATGACATATGCGGTTGTGAATAAGGGCTGTGATAAGGTTATGATGTGTTCCAGCGAAACCATTTTGTTGTATCCTCAACGGGAGGTTAAGAATACCGCAGTAGCGTCTGGTGAGTACTTCTATGATGTACCACTAGGAGAATGGACAATCTATGATATAGAGGAGGATAAGAATGGCTAAAGTAAGTGTACATCTAGGGTTTACCTTTAGGGTAGGAGACTTGTCAACGAATCAATATAGTCGTATTGATGTAGATGTGAGGGATGTAGATACAGAATTGCCTGTGGCGGGTCAATTAGAAGAAGCGGGGAAGGCCATAGATACTATCTGGGCCGAGGTACGAAAAACA